CAGGATTGCGCAACGGCGGCAAGCGCGCCAGCTGGTGTATCTGCGAATGTGGCAACGAAACGGCGGTCAACAACGCCAGCCTTTCATCAGGAAAAAGCCTGAGCTGCGGCTGCCTGCGGGCAGAAAAGTTGCGGTGGCGCACAACGCCCGACCCGCGCAAGACCAAACAGGTAGACCGCTCCCGCACCATGAGCCAGCCCGTAGCGCGCCAGCACACCGGGCCGCGCCTGATTGAGTTGACCGACACACGACACAATGCCAACGACGGAATCGGCAGCGGCGTGAGACTGCCGCAGGGCATTTCGTCCGCGGCGCAAATTTGAGGAATCAGAACATGATCAAGAAAATCAGACTCGCATACAAACGACTGGTGTTGAAAGCCCGGATGCACAGCGCCTGCAGCGAGATCGAAGCGGCGGTAAAGCGAATTGAGCACGATCAAGAGCTAATCGCCATGCTCTGGCAAGAACGCGCAGACCTGCAGGCCAAGGCGTACTGGCTGGAAAAAAACAACTTTTCTGTACGGGGGATCAACGCATGAGCAAGCACGATGACGAGTTTGAGGCGCTGGGCGGCGTCGACATCAAGACCGAGATTCGCCTGACGGTTCTGATTGCGCTGTGCTGCGTGGGGCTGGTTCTGGCCGTGCGTGTTGTAGCGGGGTGGCTCGTATGACTCCCGAACAACAGCAGCAGATACGTGTGGCTGCATCGCTCATTGCGCAGCGGTGCATTGGGCTGCTTGGATATCCGACCGTATACAGCGCATCTGAGGCGGATGGAATCCAGGCTGATCTGGACAAGATCAAGGCTGTGTTTTACGAGATCGACGCACGCAATAGCCACGATGACAGCACAGCGATTCCTGACGAAAGGAAATCGGCATGAGCATCGCAACGATGATTCTGGGCGAGTCTGGAACGGGCAAAAGCGCGTCTATGCGCAACATGAATCCAGATGACACTTTCTTGATCCAGGTGGTGCGCAAGCCGCTGCCGTTTCGCACCGGGAAATGGGCGTATCTGAGCAAGTCCGGCGGGAATATTTGCGTGACCGATGAATGGTCAAAAGCCATCGCCTACATGGAGAAAACCACGCGTAAGGCAATTGTGCTGGATGACTTCCAATACCTGCTGGCAAACGAGTTCATGCGACGTTCTGATGAAAAGGGATTCGAGAAGTTTACCGAGATAGGGCGGCATGCGTGGGAGGTGCTAAACGCCTGCTCACGTCTTCCTGATGATGTCCGCGTCTATATCCTTGCTCACACTCAGACTGATGATTTCGGCCATACCAAAGCCAAAACCATCGGCAAATTGCTGGATGAAAAAATCACCGTCGAGGGGTTGTTCAGCATTGTGCTGCGCACCCATGCGCAAGGTGGCCAATACCATTTCAGCACCAGGAATAGCGGATCAGACACTGTTAAATCGCCCATGGGCCTGTTTGATGCCGACCTTATTGATAACGATTTGAACGCGGTTGATTCCGCAATCTGCGACTACTACGGCATTGATAAACAACCCACATTGCGCGCTGCGTGAAAGGAAACACCATGTACCAAAGCTATAGCCTTGACCCGAATATGGCGCGTCAGGCAGATGAAAAATCAGGCCGGATCGAAGAGACCGGCGCGTTTACCGGTCGCATCAAGTATGCGATTGCAACCAAATCTCCTGGCGGCGCGGAAGGCATCGAGCTGCACTTCGAATCGAGCGACCGTCGCGATGCACGCGTTACCGTCTGGACGTACAAGAAGGACGGCAGCGTCAACGATTCCGGCATGCGCCTTGTCAACGCCATCATGACATGCGTCATGACCAAGCAGTTGACGCCTACCGAGGGCAATGCAGATGTGTATGACTTCGCTACATCTTCCCGAGTGAGCAAGCGCGTTACGCTGTTTCCGGAACTGCAGAAGCCAGTTGGCATTGTGTTTCAACTGGCGCCAGAAGAGTACAAGAAGAACGGCGAAATTAAAGTTGCAAACCGCTTGGAGATTTATGCGGCATATAACTCTCAAACTGGAATGACAGCATCTGAGATTCTGACCAAGGCGACTGCTGCGGAAAAACTGCAGCACATGCTCTCAACGGTTAAAGACAAGCCGCTGAAGAAGTATAAGCCGAAGGCTGTAGACTCCGGTTCAGGCGCTACGGCATCGCATGCAGACGAGTTTGAAGACGATATCCCATTCTAAAAGCATGCGGCGGGCAAACGCCCGTCAATCAGGAGCACGCAGCATGATTGACATCACCATCGACATTGAAACAATACCCGATCAAACCCCAGGCGCGCTTGATCAGTACATGGCCAATGCAGCAGAAAACTTCTCTGCACCTTCGACGTTGACCAAGGAGCAGGCCGCAATTGACCTTGGCATGACCAACAAGGACGAAATCAAGTTCACCAGTAAAGACGCCATGATTGCGCGCTGGGTAGAGCATTTCCGTGAGCAAAAAGCGCCTGAAGCGGCCGAATATGAATGGCGCAAAACCGCTTTGAATGGTAGCAAAGGCGAAATCGTAGTGATTGGCTATGCAGTCAACTCCGAGCCTGCCAAGTCGCTGCAGCGCGTTGATCTGACTCAGGCCGGCGAAGTGGATTTGTTGCAACGGTTTTTCAGCAGTATTCGCCAGGACATCGCACGCAATAACAGCCACCAAGCAGGGGTTCGCTTGATCGGCCACAACATTGAAGCGTTTGATATGCGGTTCATGTTCCAGCGCTCAGTGATTCGCAGCGTTCGTCCTACGATCAATCTGAACATGAGTCGCTATTCCGACAACCTTTTCGACACCATGACGGCATGGGCCGGGTATCAGGGCCGCATCAGCCTGGATGCACTGTGCAAAGCGCTGGGCATTCCATCACCAAAAAATGGCATTGATGGCTCGAAGGTATGGGATGCCGTGCGCGACGGCCGAATTGATGAAGTGGCGACCTACTGCGCTGCTGACGTAGATGCCACACGGGAGGCATTCCTGCGCATGACGTTTGCCAATAGCGAGATGGCTGAATAGCTGACCCGCGCCAAATTCCACCACCCCAAACCCGCCATAGAGCGGGGATTTTTTCGGACTAAATCATGGCCACAGACTACAAAATCCGAGCCCTCTCATACCAGTGCCACGAGTACCGGTGCGAGGTGGTCAACGCCGATGGCAAGACCGTCACCATTGATCTGGCAGGTCAAGATCAGCACAAGCTGGAGCGTGCCGGATGATTTCAAAGCAACAGGGCGTGACGAATGGGGGTGGGATGACGCCCCATTCTGATCGCCGAGCAAACTGTGCAATGCGCGACCTTGTTTCCGTCGCACAGCGCCACAAAAACACACTCGGGCCGTATCACGCTGCCCGTTTTTTATGCGCCAACAGCGTGCCGATCAAGGTTGCGCTGCGGGTGATTGTTGGGAGAACAACATCATGACACACCAAATCGACAACGCCTTGCTGTTGCACGGCGGAGAGGACGACATCTCTATCCCCGGCGCTGCGCTGCAGCAGATCATTGACGACGCGCTGACGCCAGACTGTGGCGACATGATCAGCCAGCTGCGCATGCAGAATGAAGCGCTGGAAGAGCACAACGCCAATCAAGCTCGCGAAATAGACGATCTGAAGTTCGAGATTCGCGAACTGCGCGAGCGTCTTGCTGGAAGGGTTTACGAATGAGCGAATATCACAGCTTTATCCGTGGTAAACATACCGCCGTCAGCAAATCAGGGTTTGAGCCGCGCAACCTGAGCGACGGACTTTTCGACTACCAGCAGCACTGCGTTGAATTTGCCGTTCGCGCAGGCCGGTCTGCGATGTTTCTCGATACTGGACTAGGCAAAACATTCTGCCAGCTCGAATTTGCGCGCGAAGTCGTAGAGCACACCAATCAGCCGGTGCTTGTTTTGACGCCGCTGGCAGTGGCCGCGCAGACAGCACGAGAGGCCGCCAAGTTTGGCATCGATGCAAAAGTGATTCGTGACGATGCGGACGTGTTCAACGGCGTCAACATCATCAACTATGACCTGCTGGATAATTTCGACGTGTCGCAGTTCTCCGGTGTAATCCTGGACGAATCATCGATCCTGAAAAACTTCTCTGGCCGCACACGCAATGCGCTGGTGAATGCGTTTCGCAATACGCCGTATAGACTGGCATGTACTGCCACGCCAAGCCCGAACGACCATACCGAGCTGGGCAACCATAGCGAGTTTCTCGGCGTGCTGAACCATTCCGACATGCTGCCGCGCTGGTTCATCAACGACACCATGAATACGGGCGACTGGCGGCTGAAAGGCCATGCGGTTAAGCCGTTCTGGGATTGGGTTGCAGCATGGTCGCGGTGCGTGTCGCGCCCGTCTGATCTGGGCTATTCGGATCGTGGGTTTGATCTGCCTGATCTGAACATCCATCGACACGTTATCGAATTTGAATCGCAAGCAGACACACAAGGCCAGCTTTTCCACTCGCCAGAGTTGTCAGCTACTGGCATTCACGCAGTCAAGCGTGAGTCAGTCGAAGCCAGGGCGCAGCACGTCGCCAGCATGGCAAACGGCAACGATGAATCATGGCTGATCTGGTGCGACACCGATGACGAGGCGGACTACCTGACGCGGCTGATTCCAGATGCGGTTGAGGTTCGCGGATCTCACAAGCCGGAACAGAAAGAGGAACGGCTGCTGGGCTTTGCTGACGGAAAGATTCGCGTGCTCGTCACCAAGCCAAAAATCGCTGGCTTCGGAATGAACTGGCAGCACTGCGCCAATATGGCGTTTGTTGGCCTGTCATATTCGTATGAGTCGTTTTATCAGGCCGTGCGCCGCTGCTGGCGATTCGGCCAGGTGCGTGATGTGAATGCCCATCTGGTGATGACGCATGCCGAGGCCGCCATCTGGCGCAACGTCGCTGGCAAGGCGGAATCGCACGACGCCATGAAGGCCGAAATGCGCGCTGCAATGCTGCGCAACGCTGGATCAATCGTAAACAAACGACAGACCTATCAACCAGGCCTGTCAGTCAACATGCCGGAATGGCTCAGGAGTGCATAAATGGAAGTGCTAGATCAATTTCACGGGCGCAATTTCAGCGTCTATAACGCAGACTGCGTTGAGTTTGCAGCCGGCCTGCCAGACAACAGCATCGACTTCACCGTCTACAGCCCGCCATTCTCGAATCTGTTTGTCTACTCGGACAGCGAGCGCGACATGGGCAACGCGGCAGACGATGCGGAGTTTTTCGAGCATTACAAATATCTGCTGCGTGATCTGTTTCGCGCAACGCGCCCCGGTCGACTGTCAGCCGTCCATATCTCTGACCTGCCGCTGACGAAATGGAAAGATGGCCGCATCGGCATCAAAGACATGTCCGGGATGGTGATCCGCGCCCACGAGGAATGCGGATGGGTGCTGCATAGCCGCATCACCATCTGGAAATGCCCAGTGGTGGAAATGACCCGAACCAAGGCGCATGGGCTGCTTTACAAGACGCTTTGCAATGACTCGGCACGCAGCCGCGCCGGCATGCCAGATTATCTGTTGATCTTCCGCAAGGATGGCGAGAACGACAAGCCAATCGGCCACAAGCCTGCCGACTTCCCTGTTGATCTCTGGCAGAAGTGGGCCAGCCCTGTATGGATGGATATTCAGCAAACCAACACTCTGAACGTCAAGGCGGCACGCGAGAGCAAAGACGAGAAGCACATCTGCCCGCTGCAGCTGGATCTGATCGAGCGTGCGCTGATTATGTGGAGCGCACCAGGCGATACGGTTTACAGCCCGTTTACCGGTATCGGCAGCGAAGGTTATATGTCCATCAAGCTCGGCCGCAAGTTCATCGGTACCGAGCTGAAACCGGCCTACTACCGCCAAGCGGTTGAATACCTGACGGCTGCAGACAATGCGCCGGTTGATCTTTTTAGCGCGGACTGATGGCCGCTTTTTTATGGGTGCCATATGGCCAAATCCAAATCACCGCGCAAGGCATACCAGCCCAAGCGCATATCCAGCCACATGGCAAACAAGATCATCTACAGCACCATCTTCCGCGCCAGCGTTGA